GGCTTGTCTGGCGCAACCGACAGCAGAAGCGGAAGGTGTCCCGATGAGCGCGCACACGCCAGGACTCGGGGAGCCATGCCGCCCGAGCAAGTGCAAGCGGTGCGGCGGCGACATCGCGTGGGTGAAATCCGTGCGCACCGGGAAGTCGTACCCGGTCGAGTTCCTAGTTGATCCGGGGCTGAAGGATCAGGGGCTTGTCATCCCCGAGCGGTTCCACTTCCACAAGTGCGCCGCGCTGGCGAAGGCAAGCGCGTGACCCCCACCGTTCGCCCGCTGCCCCTCAACGTCGGGGATGACCGCGAAGGGGTGGACGGCCGCTGGGAACTCCGCTGGCCCAATCCCGAGGCGCCCCTCGGGTACGATCTCCGGCACGTTATGCACGTCACACCCTCTCGCCATGAGCGGTTCCCTGGACAGCCGTACTTTGTCTGCTCGTATTGTGAGCGAGGCTTCGATACCCGCCAGTTCGATGATAGCGAGCGGGTCTGCGAGGATGTCCAAGCTGTCCGTGAGTGGCAGGCGGCCCAATGAATACGCTCCTCGCTATTCGGAAGAACCTGCCCGAGGACCTCGAGGAGCGGCGGACCGAACGCCACACACCTCAAGGCATCGGCCCGGATCATTCGCCGGATCGCGCTGATCGAGGCGGTGCAACAGTTGATGGGCTACGTCGCGGGGGAAGACGACGAGGAGACGGCGGTCGAGACGCCACCGACCACCGAGGCCCCGGAAGGCGGGAAGCGCAAGTGAACGCCGTGTGGACCTGGCTCGACACCAGCCCGCTTGCGGGATGGCTCTTCTACGGCCTGCTGTTGGCCGTGGTCTACTACTGCCGCAGGAAGCTCGACCAGCGGCGGGGGACGGCACCACGGATGGCACGCGCTGTCCGTCCGCAGGCATCCCTGCCCGTGGCTTCCGCCCCTGCCGCCTGCTACCCCCGATGCCAGCGGTGCGGTGCGATCCTGTTCGCCGATGGGACTTGCGTGGACTGTCCGCGCTGCCATCGCTGCGGCGCGCTGCTCACGGCCGACGGTAGTTGCCTCACCTGTCTGGCGTATCCACCGCCCGACTTCGACTCGATGGAGGATGTCCCACTCCCGAGCTTCGCAGCCCATCTGCGCAGAATGGACGAGGCGGTCCGTGAGGCGAACCAGCGGGCGCACGGCATCCCGTCAGGGGTCGTGCTGCGGTGTGAGGTAGACACCTTGCTGCGGTGGGCCGGCATCGGCAGCGATGATCGGAGGCTGTGGTGAGCACGAATCTCGGATGGATGCCCGTGCCTGCGGAACACTGGAATCCGTTGAGTGACGGGATGAAGTTCTCGCTGCGCAACCTCTACGAGTTTCCCGTGGAGGCTACCCTGACGACGGACGATCTCCCGATGCTGCGCGGTATGGTCGCCGCTGGAAGCGCCGAAGTGAAGAAGGACGCGAAGGCGCTCATCGAGGCCATCGAGAAGCACGACGCAATCATCGTCAAGGAGATTGCGTGACCAAAGCCACCGATCACCGCCCCGTCGTTCGTCGCGTCGAGAGCGACACCGAAGGCCCGCTCGTCTGTGAGCTGACGAGCCGCACGATTCGGCTCCGGCCGCTCCGGACACGGCGACACGGGCCGGCCGAGGTCGAGGTGCCCTTCGGGGCCATCTTCATCCGGGCGCACATGGCGAAGGTGATGCAGGCGAAGCCGAAGCGTTCACGGAAGAAGCGGTAGGAGGTCACGATGATGCACTGTCACAGTTGCGGCCTGACGGCCCCGAGCGAGGACTTCGCCGTGATGGAGGACGGGGCGAAACTCGCGGAGGAGTGCCCCCGCTGTGCCTCCCCTGAGGTATTTGCGTTCGACCCAGACGGAGACTAAGTTCGCTCGCCGCTTCTGTGCGGCCTCCTGGGCATCGGCGTATCGACCCCGCGCTGCCCGGGCTGATCCGAAGGGTTGAAGAGGATGGTTCCCCGATGGGTACGTCAGCCAAGCCGAGAAGTCCCCAGATCGAAGCCGAAGTACTGACGGCCGTGTTCTGCTGGGGCTGCGGTGCCAAGCTCCCGCCGAACCGCACGTCCGACGACGGCGATCTCTGCGAGCGGTGCCGTCAGGACTCGACGGCGCGTCCGCCTCGCCCCCGTGTCGCGCTGGTGCGCCATCAGGACGACCCGCTCCTGCGGCTCGCCATCGACAAGGACCTCGACATCGAGAAGCTGAAGCAGTTGATCCAGATGCGGAATGAGGAGCGTGACGCCGAGGCACGGCGCACCTTCGCCGCGGCGATGAGCGAGTTCACCAAGCGCTGCCCTGCCATCGACAAGGGCAAGCTGGTGGACTACGTCACGAAGTCCGGCGTGCGGATCCACTACCGCCATGCCGAGCTGAAGGACATCCAGGCCGTCATCAACCCGATCTGCGGCGACCTCGGGCTCTCCTACTCGTGGAGCAACACCATCGAGGCGGGGAAGTTGACGACCACCTGCACCGTCCTGCATCGGGACGGGTACAGCCGCTCTGCGTCGTTCACCTGCCCGGTCGAGAACAGCAACCCAGGCATGAGCGACCAGCAGAAGCCAGCCGGCGCCCTGACCTTCGGGGAGCGGTACACGATCATCCAAGCCTTTGGGTTGGTCACGGCAGAGCCGGACACGGATGGCGAGCAGGACGACCAGGAGAAGATCACGGAGCAGCAGGTGACGGACCTCATCTCGCTGGCCGAAGAGGTGGGTGTGAAGACGGAGCGCATCCTGCGCGCCGCGATGGTCGAGAAGCTGGAGGACATCCCTGCGGCCCGGTATCCGGCCCTCGTCCACACGCTCGAGGCGAAGCGCGGCCAGAGCGGAGTGGCCAAGTGATCGAACTCACGATGGCTCAGGGCTCGCCTGAGTGGCTCGAAGCTCGGCGCGGCATCCCCACCGCGTCCCGCTTCAAGGACATCCTCTCTCCCTTCACCGGGAAGCCGCTGGCTGGCTCCCAGAAGTATCTGCTCCAGCTCCTCGCCGAATGGTGCCTCGGTGTCAACGTGGACGAGGACGTGACGCAGTTTATGCAGCGGGGCACGGAACTGGAGAAGGCGGCGATCGGCTACTACGCGCTGGAGCGGGACTGCGATCCTGTGCGGCCCGGCATCATCCTGCGGGACGACCGGCTCGTCGGCTGCTCGCCCGACCTGCTCGTCGGGGACGACGACGGCTGCGAGATCAAGTGTCCCTCGGCCGCCGTGCACATCGGCTACCTGCTGGACGACGACCCGGCCCAGTACCGCTGCCAGGTGCAAGGGGCGCTGTGGATCACCGGCCGGAAGTGGTGGGACTTCCTGAGTTACCATCCGACACTCCCGCCCGTGCTGCTGCGCTTCCAGCGCGACGATGCGTTCATCAAGACGCTGGCCGAAGTCGTCGGGGAGTTCGTGGGTCGGATGCTGGTGGCCCGCGAGGACCTGCGGAAGAAGGGCGTCGTGCCGGTGCAGAGTGCGCCGGCCACTGAGAACCTGACGGCCGCCCTTGCGGGCGTGCTGGACTGAGGCAATGGCCCCCAAGCGCGTTTCTCGGGGAATGGTGCATGGGCAGAGCGGGCCTCGGCGCTGCAAGCCCGCCGTGGGGGCCAAGTCTTTTCATAGATGGGTGTGGTCTTTAGGCGTACCACTCACCAGGAGATTCGATGTCGGATGACAAGCTGATGGCCGCGATTGATGAGGTTGTCGCTCAGAAGACGCTGACACTGGAGGGCTTGGCCGCCGTCCAGACGATGCGGGACCGCCTCAAGTCCTACGAGCAGAAGGAGGCGCAGTCCAAGGTGGACTCCGCCGCCGCCGCCGCTCGCGCGGTAGAGCAGGAGCGCGACCGCTACCGGGGCGAATACCAGACCATCGCGAAGCGGATCACGGAGGTCGAGGGCCGGGAGGCGAAACTGGCCATCGCCGAGGAGCGGGTGAAGGTCAAGGAGGAGATGCTGGGCAAGGTCTTCGACTTCGCGAGCCTCGTCTTCAAGAACCGCAGCGTGCGCGAGAACGCCTTTGTTCCCGTGCCGATCAGCGGCGGACCCAACATGATGGGGTCCGTCGGCTCCGGCAGCGAGACGCGCGAGCGGGTCGAGGAGTAGGACGCTTCGCGTGAGAACGAAACACCCGATGGAACGCGCCGCGGCCCTCGCGGCGAAAGGAACACCCTCGAGCGGGGCTGGTCACCGACCCTCTGCCGGGCCAGCCCATGAGGGTGGGCATCGCGGCAAACCCGAAGGCACGGCGGGGATGCGGCCCTTCTTCATCACCAAGCGGGCGGCGATCCTGCCCGAGCGCCAGGGGCCTCCGGTGGAGCTGGAGCCCTCAGCGGTGGAGGGAGTGTGCGCGAAGTGCCGAGCGCTGGTAGAGGCAGGCAAAGAGCCGCTGGCGCTTCACGCGCATTGTGCCGCCCACCTGCGGTCACGGGCATTCGAGGGACGATGAGGAGCGATGTCGTGCCCGGCGACTGCCTTGACGTGATGCGCGGCATGGAAGCGGACAGCGTGAGCGCCGTCGTGTGCGACCCACCCTACGGACTGGAGTTTATGGGACGCGACTGGGACCGGCTCGACGGTGGCTTCTCGAAGCCAGGGATCGGTGAGCGCTCAACCTCGTGGCCCAACATTTCCGGCGACGAGTTCGAGGGATACAACCCCACCTGCAAGACGTGCGGTGGGCGGCTGCGTGGCAAGAAGAAGTGCGAGTGTCCCGCTCCCGACTGGTATGTGAAGGGGCGGTCGCTCCGGGCTTCCGCTGTGCCGAAGCCTGGCAACATCGGTGGCTTCGCGGACGGCGGCAAGCCGTCTTTCGAGCGCGTGAAGCGACACCTCCCGGCAATGCAGGAGTGGCATCGGGCGTGGGCCGCAGAAGCGTTGCGCGTGGCGAAGCCAGGCGCGCATCTGCTGGCATTCGGTGGCACAAGGACCGTTCACCGGCTGGCTGCGGGCATCGAGGACGCTGGCTGGGAGATCCGCGACTGCCTGATGTTCATGTACGGCAGCGGGTTTCCCAAGAGCCACAATCTCGACAAGACCGGAGACTTCTGTGCCTGTGACGATTCGGTGCGCCGAGTGCGGAGTGCCGTTCCAGACGGCCCCGCGGACCCTGCGCCGCGTGAAGGAGCCGACCTGCTCAAGGAGTTGCAACGGGAAGCGGCGGATCAAGGGGCTGACACCGCACTCTCACAAGGGGCGCGCGGCCTGGACGGCGGAGAGCCTCGCCAGTTACCGAGCGAAGATGCGAGGGGAACGCAACCCGGCGTGGAAGGGCGGCGTCACCTACCGGCACCGCAGAGGCAACTATCAGATCGTCCGGTACGTTCGGTGTCCCCTCTGGGCGATCACGATGGCTCGGAAGGACGGCTACGTGATGGAGCACCGTCTGGTGATGGCCGAGTGGGTCGGCCGACCGCTACTCAGGACGGAGGTAGTCCATCACCGCGACCACGCCCCACTGAACAACGAGCGGGGGAACCTCGAATTGTGGCCGGACAACCGGAGCCACAAACTCGCGGAGCATGGCCGGTTTGTGGTCGGTGCGGCAAACCGCGTATCCCTCGCGGCCTAGGTACGGCGCTCAAGCCCGCGTGGGAGCCTATCATTCTGGCCCGCAAGCCGCTGGTGGACACGGTAGCGGCGAACGTCGCGGCGCACGGGACGGGCGCGCTCAACGTGGATGGGTGCCGGATTCCGGCTGACTACGCGAACGAGCCGGGGCGTGGTCCCGGCTGGCTGGCGAGTGGGCGCGACGCGAAGCCACACGATAGGCGCTCGCAGGTTCCCGACAACGAACCGGGCACCGTCGCAGACCGTGTGTCGCCGCTCGGTCGCTGGCCCGCGAACGTCGTGCTGGACGAAGAAGCCGCTGCCGCGCTCGATGCACAGAGCGGTACGCTGGTGAGTGGGGCGAATCCAGAACGACGCGGTTCCAACAAGTTCGCGACGACCTACGGTGACTTCGCGGGCCAGCGCGAGTGCGAACCGGCGCGCGGGCTCGACGTCGGCGGGGCCTCGCGGTTCTTCTACTGCGCGAAGGCGTCCCGCGCCGAACGCGAGGCGGGGCTGAGCGGGCCGGAGTCGCCGATGCTGTGGAGCGCGGGCACCCAGAACCCCGGCTCGTTCCAATCCCCGAACACGCACCGCGCCGCGCGCAACCACCACCCGACCGTCAAGCCCGTGGCGCTGATGCGCTGGCTCGTGCGGCTCGTGACACCGGCTGGCGGCCTGGTCTTGGATCCGTTCACAGGCAGCGGCACCACAGGCATCGCCTGCGCGCTGGAAGGCTTCGACTTCCTCGGCATCGAGCGCGAGGCGGAGTACGTCGAGATCGCCCGCAAGAGGATCGCCCACGCCCGCCAGCAACGCTCGCTCTGGGAGACCCCGTGAGCGCCCCCGTCCGTCCCGACTACGATCTCTTCACGGAGCCGCCTGAGCCCCCCAGCGGCCCCACCACGGATGTCGGCAAGTTCGGCCCCAAGGAGACGGTGCGCACCCGCTACGCGGCCTGGAAGGGCAGCGACGACGGCTGGCGGGCCTGGCGGTACATGGAGGCCACGGCGCTGGATCTCGCGGCCCGCGGCGAGCTGCGCATCAGCGCGAAGTACTTGGCCGAGCAGGCGCGCCGCGCCGACCATCTGCACGCCGAGATTGATAACAGGTGGACGGCCCTCATCGCGGATGACCTCGTGGCGCGGCATCCCCACCTGCTCGACAAGATTGAGCGCCGGAAGCGACGGTCGGCGTGACCCTCTTGACCGTGCGGGGCGCGGAACGGCTCGGGGCTCTGGCGCTGTCACACCGAACCTGTATATTAGAACCGCCGCGGCGCTTGCCCGTGGACGCGAGAACGAGCTTCACCGTCCCCCTGTGTCGTCGGTGCCTGTTCCGCCCGGGTTTCCCGGGGCCGGGGCAGGGCAAGCCACCGAAGGGCATGGGGGGATTCGCTATGTGGCTAGGCCGTGAATGACAAGCTGCCCTTCATGCCGCTCTACGTCTTCCTCTGGCAGACGGATGAGGCCGTGCGGCTCATGGACTGCGACGCGCGCGGCGTCTACCTCGAGCTGATGCTGCACCAGTGGATTCATGGGACGATCCCGAGCGCGCCGGCAGAACTCGCCCTGATGCTTCCGCCCCACCGCGAAGCGAGCCTTCAGCGAGCCTTGCGCTGCTTCGAAGCGGAACGAAGCGACCCTTCGCGTTGCTTCAACCCCCACCTCCGGGCCATCCGCGACGACATCATCAGCAAGCGTTCAAGCGCTGCGGAAGCTGGCCGTAAAGGCGGTATCGTGTCTGGACTTATGAGGCGAAGGGATGCTTCAAGCGACCCGCGAAGCGAGCCTCAAGCGACCCTGAAGCATCGCGCGTCTCTCTCTCCTGCTTCTACGGTTGCTGTTTCGGATGCTGGTAAACCGAAGGAAGAAACAGAGACACTACCCCCTGCGTTCACGGAGGAGTGGTCGGACATGGGGAAGCCGGGGACGGCAGTCGCCGTGGTGAAGACCTCGACGCTCCCCGAACAGAAAGCGCGTCGGCGTCGGTTGAAGACCGATGCGCTCGCGCTCGCGGCCGACATCATCTTCCGGTATTGGCGTGACCTGATGGGCCGTGACCCGGCGCGCACGATTCTCACGGTTGATCGTGAGCGCAAGATCATCCGCGCCCTGACGGAGAACGGCGTCAACGTGTCGGAGATCCTGTACGCGCTCGACGGTGCGAGCCTTGATGACTGGACGATGGGCCGCGCGGAACGGTCCACGAAAGCCTACGATGACCTAGAGTCCATCCTGATGAACCGCGGGCGCATCGAGAAGTTCCTGCTCCTGGTGCCGGAGCGCGGCGACCGCCATCCCTTTCTCGACAACGGGAACGGCGCATGAGAAACATCCCCACCGAACAGACGCACGACTTTCAGCGGGCAGGCGACCTGCTTGGGCCGTACATGGCCGTGGACCCCAACCGTCCGAACCTGCGGGGGCGTGCCACGCCACAGCGCGAGGAACCCAGCGACCGGCCTATCTATCGCACCTACAAGGTCTGCCGCTCCTGCCACGCGAACTACGTCGGCGCGTCGTGGGTGCCGCAGTACGACAACGACGAGCCGCAGGGCGGCTACTGCGAGCGGTGCATCACAAGGATCGAGGTCGCGCAACGTGAAAAGTTCCTCCGAGAGGACCGCGAAACGTATGCGGGGATGCGCGCGAAAGCGCGGCGCGGTGGCCGGAAGCAGAAAGACCAAGGCGAAGCGGCACGGCCGACGAGCGTCTGGAATGACTAACGTGATCTGGGTGTGGGGCGTGCCCGTCGAGGTGGCGCTGTGATCCCCGTCTCCCAGGCCCTCGGCCGCCCCACGTTCCGCTGTCAGGTGAAGTGGCCCGACAACGAGCGGTGTGAGATCAAGGTGCAGACGGACTCACCCGAAGCGGCAGAAAAGTACGTGCGGGATATTTGGGGCGAGTCCATTTCGGTGGTCGTCACGCCGCTGGTGGAACGATGAAGCCTACGGTCCCACCGCTCGCGGAGCGCAGGAAGCCTGGCTTGAGTGTGACACTGACGGGGCCGCACGCTCCGACTACTTGCCAGTCGTGTCGCGTCTCTGGGCTGGATCGCGGGAGTGGGAGACGTTGGATCGAGTGCGACGAGAACGACCATCCGACCGCGACACGGCTGATCCTCTGCGACTCATGTTCCAAGCTCCTCATCGAGAAGCATCCCCGGCTCTACATCGGGGAGGATTGGTGGGCCGGGTGTCCTGGCGCGATGGCCTGCTGTGAGGGTTGCGCATTCCGCGACGGGCTGACCTGCACGAGTCCGTTGCTCAAAGCGCGCGGCGGGCCTGGACTCCCTGTGCTGATCGGCGAGGGCGCGAAGGGAATCCTGTGCGGCGCACACTGCCGGACGTTTGTGGAGTACACACGCGCGCCGGAGTGCAAGGGGTTCAGCGCGAGACCCGAAGGGGTGTGGTATCCCGATGTCTGACCACTGGTGGCCTATCACCCAAGGGGTGAAGGGATGATGCGCCGCCTGAAGTCCCGTCCCCTCCAGCGCCGTACCCGGCTCTCGAAGCAGGCGGTCGGTCGCCTGCCGAAGCGCGAAGCGGTCCGTCGGCTAGCGAGCCTGGGGCTCTCGCTGCACGACGAGGAATCCGTGGTCACCGAGGCCCTCGCGATCGTCGCGCGCTTCCGGCGCTTCACACAGGACAGCGCCTGTTGTGTGACCGGCTGGCGAACGGGAGAGGTGCACGACTACCAGGGCGGTCCCTGGCAGGTGGTCGTCCAGTGGGCGCACATCACGGGGACCCGCGGGGCATGGCACGGAGATTTCGGTGTGGCGGCACCGCTCTGTGACCTGCTCCACCGCTGGCAGGAGGACGACCCCGAGTTCTTCGCCAAGCGCGACTTGGATCCCCTCCAGCTCGCCAAGGCGCACGCCCTCCGGTTCCTGGAGGCGCACCCCGATGACGCCCGCTGGCTCTTGGAGCACGCGGCGGACGGGGACGTGCTGGCGCTCGCGCAGGCATCAATCGGGGCCGGGGCGGGGCCGGAGCGCGGAGGGTGAGGCCGCGAATGTACGCCTTCTGCTACGCTGTGGTCTCTGAGGCCGACGGCCGTGGCCGTAGGTGGCTGATTGACGGCACCGTGCGCGGCGAGCGTAGCGAGGCGGTGAAGGCGATTGAGGAGCAACGCGGCGAGGCGTGGTCGTACATCAGGGGCACACTCGACTACCGCGTGGTCCGCGTCCGAGTGAGCGAGCGCGTGAGCATCTCGCGCGGCGGCCCGCGCCCAGGGGGGAGGACGGCACGGTGAACGAACGCCAATGTTCGGCGAGGGTGTTCGGCGAGCGCGTCACGAATTGGGCGTGCCAGCGCCCCGGCACGGTGGAGCGTGGCGGGAAGTGGTATTGCTGGCAGCACGACCCTGACGCTGTCAAGAAACGGGACGCGGCGCGCACAGCCGAACGCGAGCGAAAGTGGCAGCAACTAGAGGCGTCATTCGCGCGGGACCGGGAGGACAACCGTCGCGCAGACTGTTTCCTAGCGATGCTTGCCGCGCTCGAAGAACTAGAGCGGTGGTGCGGCGTGGGGATGGTCACAGGCTACCGCGCCAAGGTTCTCCGGGTCATCACACCGGCGTTAGAGAAGGCCCGCGCGTCGTCGGCTGGCCCGACGCCGCCCACCAAGGATTGAAGGGTTGGGTTGCTGGCCCGACCACGAAGAAGAACCACGACGAAGGAGGAGCAGATGTTGACCGTCAAGCTGGTTGAGCCGAACAGACATGAGCAGGTCTACGAGGTATCAGAGGTGTGGGCGGTGCCCGCGCAGAACCCGCCGGGCACGCACGGAGTCTACGCCACACGCGAGCACGGGGGCGACCCGATGCACTTCGGCGGGTCGGGCTCCGTCTATGTGATGAACGCGAACGGTGCCACAGTGGCGAAGTACACGCTCGGCTCAGGTGAGCCGGGCGAAGAGGCGTAAGTGACATCGGGCCAGCAACTCGATTATTCCGGCGTGAGCGTGTCGCGCGGCGGCCCGCGCCCAGGGGGGAGGACGGCATGAGACGACTTCAGCTCGTCAAGGCGGTCTGCAAGATCATCGTCGCCTTCGAGGAAGGCTTCTACGATCGCGAGCTTGCGGCCGAACAGATCATCGACCTTGTGACGGCCCAGCGTCGCCCCGTCGTGTCCGCGCCGCGTCGCGCGTCGTCGGCTGGCCCGACGCCGCACACCACGAAGGGAGCGAGGACGTGAACGTTAGCCTCGGATTGCCGCGCGAGGGCGTGCAAGTGAACGTCTCTATCGTGATGGACGCCGCGCATCTGGCGAAGCTGACCGACGTGCAGCGGGAGGCCGTGCTGCTTGGCATCAGCAAGGTGCTCGGCGCAAGCCGGGCCCCGGGTACGAAGATTGTTCGTCTCGCGCGGCCGTCCCGGTGACGCCTCCGGCGGGCGGCGCCCGCGACGGCGCGAACGCGCTGCCCATCGGCGCGGCGATAGCCGATTGCATCGCGCGGCGGGATGGCGCGCCAGAGGCGCGCGAGGTTCTACGCGATCAGCTCGGTCAGGTAGTGCGCAGCGCGTGGATTTCCTGGGCGCGCGAACAGCCTGCCATCAAGGACTCGTGGCTTGTCCAGTGGGAAGGATTGAGCGAGCCCGAGAAGGAGGTGGACCGCCGCATCGGCATGGCCGTCGCTGCTGCGGTCGCACCCGATCTCTACGGCGAGGGGCTTGAGGTCGGTCGCGCCCTCTCGGCCCGTCGCGGCGCGGCGGCGGACACGGCGCGCCCAGGGGGGAGGACGGAACGGTGAACGCCAGATGCGCGCTGGCCCTGCGACTCACGGCCGCCGAGAAGCGGGCGCTCCTGCACTTCGCGGAAACGGGGCGTGGCTTCGACGACTACGGCATCTACCGCTCGGCACCCCTGCGGGCCGCGCTGGACAAGTTGCACGCAACACTGGCCCGCGCGTCGTCGGCTGGCCCGACGCCGCACACCACGAAGGGAGCGAAGGCATGAAGCCTGATGAGGGCACGGAGCCCAAGGTGGGAGAGACATGGGAGGTGGTGCATAGCCGTAAGGGCGCCTTCACCGCCGAAGTCACGAGCATGGATGCCGAGTTCGTCTCGCTGCGCGTGGTGAAGGGCCGGGCCAAGCAGCTGAGCGGCTCCGACTACGAGCCGGGCGACACGCTCCAGGCCCGCCGCTCCCTCATGCGGTTCGTGGAGCGTGCGTCGTGACCCTGCCGGCGGGGGCGCCCGCGCTTAAGCGGTGCCCGTTCTGCGGCCACGCCGCAGCCATCAGCCCCAGCTACGGCCAGATCGAGCAGAGCGACGAGATGTCGTTGGACCAGTTCTACCGATACTTCCGCAAACACTGGAAGGTCCGCGCGTCCGCCCCGGCGCGGGCCGACCAAACGAAGGGAGCGAAGGCATGAACCAGAGACAGCGAGACAAGGAACTGCGGGACCGTATCGCACTCATCTGCGATGCGGTTGACCACGCCGAGCCGTCGCGGTTGCTCGCGCGTTGGCGGAAGGACGGCCCGGACGAAGCCGCATTGGAGGCGATGCGCTGCGCTATCAAGAAGGTGGACGGCTCAGTTGACCACACGACCGACGCGCTCGCCGCAGCCTTCGAGGCGGGGCTGCGGGCCTTCACTCGACCGAAGCGGGCGGCCCCGGCGCGGGCACCCGACACGAAAGCGAGGAAGTGAGATGGGCAGGACGATGACGGCGACGCCACCCGTTACCGGTGAGGCAGCTAGGGTCATCGAGCGGGAGATCGTGAGAGGAACACCGAACACGCCGGAGCGGATCGTGACGATTCGGCGCGCTGATGAGGTATTTCGCCAAGCAAGCTCGCAGACCAACGGCAAGCAACCCCAATAGCCTTGTCGTTTCTCGATACGTTAACAGCTGAGATCATGCCCCCGGCGTTCACCGCCGGGGGTTTTGATTGCGGGGAACAGGAACTTAGCGACTACCTCTGCGATGGTACGGCGCGCAGGGACCAAGAGGCCGGCATGGCGCGCACCTACCTTGTTCGGAGCAGCGGGGAACTGATCGGGTACTTCAGCGTGCTCGCGGACGCCATTCGGCTTGATACGAGGGAGCGCCCCGAGGGCTGCTGCTACTCGTCCGCCCCGTCACTGAAGCTCGGGCGGATGGGAGTGTCCAAGGACAAGCAGGGAAGTGGCGTAGGATTCTGGATTCTTGACTACATCGTGGGCATGGCGCGAGCCATGTCATCCCAGGTCGGCATCCGTTACGTCACGCTCGACGCCCTCAAGAAGCCAACGCTTGTGGCCTGGTACAAGAGATACGGCTTCGTGGAGAATAGGGGCCACGAAAAGGGCCTTGCGCGCCTCCTCAGACTCCGGTCGCGGGACGAGCTTGGTAACCGCTCCGTTGTCCGTGGCCATCGAATTGCCTCCTAGGGCCATTCTTGGTACATTCAAGCCACGCGGGGCCGTTCGGGGGGCGGTTTCCCACCCCCCAAGGCGACCCGCGTTTAGGGGCCTTTTCAGACTTTCACATGCACCACCCCCTAACTGGGCGGTGACTCGGACTCCTGCCAGGGATCGTCCCGAGTCACCGCCGCTCTTTTCCTGGTAGTCCTATCATAGACCCCATATAACGCAGATGGCGCTCAACGTCCGCGCCCTCGTCGTAGGCGATGCGGCGCTCGCGGCCTCGCGCGCCCCGGCGCCGGAGCCGACAGGGTGAGGGCAAACCTCTTGACCGCCAACAGCTTCGTTCCCATATTCGCTCCTGTGAGAGCGCGATGCGGATCCTCAAGCGGTGCCCCAACTGTGGGTTCCAACAGGACCCTGACGAGCTGGAGGCTCGGTGTCTGAACTGCAATGCGAGCCTGCTGGTCTTGCCGGAGGCGTCGCCCACGGGCAACCGCATCGTGCGCTTCCTGATCGCCGTGCTGGAGAAGGCCGCGTAGGGCCTGGGGTGCAGCGCACCGTGCCTCAGGCCCGCGCTGCCTCGTAGGGCCGACCCCAACCCCCGCCTGCCCGCCTCGAGGGCGCACAGCCGGGACCGAGGAGCGGAGAGAGTGAAGCGATGGGTCTGACGACCACGGAAGTTCTCGCCCGCACAACTGCCCTCACGAAGCGGGATGTTGAGGTAGCGAAGCTCGAACGCGACCTCTCCCGATGGCTCACCGACGCTCTGGAGTCTCTGGTCGTGCGGGGCCAGGGCCCACCTGTCGAGATCCCCCGCTGGTTCCAAGATCAAATCGTCCGCGGTGTCATCCTGTGTGTCACGGTGACGGTCCAGTGACCCCGAAGCCCCGCCCACCCAAGCGCCGCGCCGGTTCTCGGCGAAAACTCCGGCGAAACTCCGGTCTGAAGCGTCGGCAATCCCACGGCGGGGCGCTCCAGACGGGCAATCCCGGCAATGCTGGCGGTGGTCGCGACACGAACGAGTTCAAGGAAGCCTGCCGCGCGGCTCTGACGCGGGTGGACGCGGCTGGCATCGCCGAGTCGATCGCCAAGAACAAGCGCAAGGCCGCCCGGGACCGCCTCGCGGCGCTCGCTTGGCTGGCTGACCGCGGGTACGGGAAGGCCACCCAACCCGTCTCGGGGCCGGAGGGCGGCCCGATCCATGCCCGAGTCACCGTCCACTTCGCCTGAGCCGCCCCGTGCGGCTGAGACGATCCTGGACGTCGAGGCGTGGCTCCCCAAGTACGCCAAGGTGCTCTTCGAGCCTCATCGTTACATCAGCCTCTGGGGCGGCCGTGGGGCTGGCCGGTCGTGGTCGGTCGCTCGGGTGCTCCTGCTTCGGGCCGGCGACCAGCCGATGCGCGTCCTGTGCACACGGGAGTTCCAGCAGAGCCTCAAAGACAGCGTGCATCAGCTCCTCCGGGACCAGATCGCGCTGTTGAACCTCCCTGGCTTCGTGGTCACCGACCGGGAGATTCGCCACGACAACGGCAGCACATTCGTCTTCCTGGGGCTCCGCCACCATCCCGAAAGCGTGAAGTCGCTGGAGGGCATTGACGTCGCGTGGGTGGAAGAGGCGGAGATGGTGCCCGAGGCGTCCTACAAGCTGTTGATTCCGACGATCCGCAAGCCCGGCTCCCAGATCATCCTGACGTGGAACACCAACTTGGAGACGGACGCCACCTACCGCCGGTTCGTCCTGACCAAGCCGCCGGGGTGCGTCTCCCGCAAGGTCGGCTGGCGCGATAACAAGTGGTTTCCCGATGCGCTGCGGAAGGAGATGGAGTACCTGGAGAGCGTGGACCCCGAGTCGGCCGCTCACGTCTGGGGCGGCGAGCTGCGGAAGTCGTCGGCCGCCCAGGTCCTGCATGGCAAGTGGGTCATCGAAGCCGTGGATCCCCAGGAGTCGTGGAGCGGCCCATATTTCGGCGCCGACTTCGGCTTCGCCGAGGACCCGTTCGCGATGGTGAAGTGCTACGTCGCCGAGGACGAGCTGCACATCCAGGATGAGGTCTATCGCGTCGGGCTCGGGCTGGACCAGACGGTGGCGGCCTGCACCGAGGCGATGCCGGGCTGCGAGCAGTACGTCATCCGGGCCGACAGCTCGCGGCCGGACTCGATTGACTATCTTCGACGCCACGGCCTGCCGCGCATCATCGGGGCCGCGAAAGGGTCGGGCTCGGTGGAGGACGGGATTGCCCATCTGCGCAGTTATCGCCGCATCGTGGTGCATCCGCGGTGTAAGAACTGGATCGCGGAGGCCCGCACCTATTCGTACAAGGTGGACGAGCGGTCGGGGGATGTCCTGCCGGTGCTCAAGCCGGGCAACGAGCATCTGGTCGATAGTACCCGCTACGCTCTAGAACCGATGATTCGCGCGCGCACGGCCGCGCTGCAGGCGCCCGCCCCACCCCGCCGGCACGTCCGCTCGCTGGCGACGGAGGCAACGTGAAGGCTCTCACGGTTGAGCGGTGGCCGTTGATGATCTCTGGCTATCGCCGCCCTCTGGGCCGACACCTGCGCGTCGTCCGGCAGGATTACGAGTTAGCACGCTACTGGGTCGCGCCAACGTGGATCGCATGGCTCTACCGCGCGCTCCCCAACTCGCTCTGGTTGAACGCTGCGGCAGGCAAGCCGGCGGGTGAGTGCTTCATCGGCTGGGGCCTCGGAGCGCCAACATGGAGGATAGGATTTGTGGATGCCAAGCAGTCAGACATGGGCGGCCGTGCATACTTCTTTCTGGAAATCGGCTATCGCCGCTGGGTCGCTGAACTCTTCACCCGGTACGGCCAAGCCATCGTGCGGCGCGCGGACCCATGAGCGGTCCCGGCTGCCGTCCCGAGGATCCGGCCACCGACGAGGAAGCGGACGAGGACGAGCCGGAGCCGATGAAGTGATAGAGTGTGTTGGCGGCCCCAGAGACGGTCAATCGTATCGGGACTGTGGTCCAGCATTAGTGATTCCGATTCCCGAACTCACGAGAGCGACCCTGTCTGCAGATACGCTACCAGACTCGACCATTCTTCGGTTGGGTCGATACCGTAAAGCTCAGATGCTCACCGTCACACGCCGCCGCGCCGGTATCGCGCCCTGCGGGCTGCCCGCCGTCGTGATCGTTGAGCGGTGGGAGTGGGTCTACCGATGGGAGGGCGAACCGTGACCAACATCCCGCTCCGCCGCGTAGTCTATCGCAAGATGGTCGGAGCCAAGCACCGTCCGCTGATTGACTTCTTCCGAGGTCAGCGGCTCGTCGGCTTCGTGCAGAAAGCTGCGCGCGGCGTCTGGTTCTCCTGCGTCCTGACGCGGGGCAGCGGCGAGATGAAGCGGCACCATACCCGCAAGCGCGCGATCGCGCGAGTCGAAGGCGCGGCGTGACTGACATCCCGCTCCGCCTCGGCCCCCGCACGGCCGGCGCGGAGTACCGCGCACCCGAGCGTCCGTCCGCCCCGCCTGAGACTCCGAGCGGCCCACGGGCCGTCATCGCCGAAGCGTTCGTGATTGGTCTGATGGTCGGTGGCCCGCGAGAGTCCTCTGCCCTAGCGATCACCGAGCGCTCGGCCGAGACGCCGCTGCGGCACGTTTTGCGCTACCTCGAGCGCTGGCCAGCTGGTGCCCCGTTCCCTGACATCGCGGATCGCGTCTTGGCCGTCACGCGCTGGAAGCCGCTCATCCGGCATGAGGAGTACCACGTCCGCCTCGGGCTGGGGATGATCGTCGCCGACCGGGACGGGCTGGGGCGGCTCACCGTGCAGCTCCTGACCCGCGCCGAGCCCACATTGCCCGTGCTCACGCTTGAGACGGGTGGCGAGCGCACGGTGCAAGACCCCGAAGGCTGGCGGGTGCCCGAAGCCGACCTCGTGGAGAACTTCCACAACCTGCAGCGGGCCGACCGGCTTGACCTGGGTTTCCCCGAGGACGTGGAGCACCAGGCGGAGCTGACCGCGCAAATCACGGCCTTGGGCGTGGACGCCCTGCCCTCGGGCCGCGACCGCTACCGTCCGGAGGCGGGCCAAGGCGACGACCTCCTGCGTGCGCTCCTGCTCGCCTGCTGGTGGGGAGAAGTCGCGAGCCCGGGCCGCATCGCGCACCTGCCCGACCCGCTCTTTCACTGCTGGTCGAAAGAGGCGCTGAGGATTCAGGAGGAGGAGGGCCGGCGCATCAAGCCCTACCTGCCGCTCCGGGATAAGTTCATGATCGAGGGGGTCTGAGCGATGGGCTACGCTGGCACGGGTCTCCGTCCTGCGCCGATGCTGCGGCCCTGCCCCTCCTGCGGCGGTGAGCTGGTCATGGTGAAGCAGGGCGACAGCCTCCGCGCGCGCTGCTTGGCCTGTGGGGCGACGACGGACATGGGGCTGCTCTGGGGTACGGGCTCACCCAGGCGACCCCGGGAAGCCCCGCAGCCGAAGGAGAAGCGAAAGAAGGCGCCGGCCAAGAGCCTCGACTTCACGGTGCTTCCCGCTCGCCCGAAGATTCCCGAGGAGCCGAAGGAGCCGGCGCCAACACCGCGAAAGTCCACGAAGCGCACTCCCGCGACCAAGGTAGTGAAGTGGAGACTCAAGCGATGAGCCGCCAGCGCATCCTCGACCGCACGGTGCTCAAGGGGCCGCGGTACGACTCCCCCGTGCCGATCTACGGGAACGCCTGCTCCGCGTGCGGTGTGGTCATCGAGCCCGAGGAGCCGGTGGTGGTCACGGCAGACGTCGGCGACCCAGTAACCTACGGTACGAAGGACGATCCGCGCCGCGATGATCCGGTCCGGTATCTCAAACTCCACCGCTCCTGCGCTGTCCTCTTCGGCGTGATCCCGTGAGCATCGCCCTCGGCTGTCTGCCGGTCGGCGCGGAGTTCTCGCCGCCCGCGATGAGCAGCAAGCGGAGCACGGAACGCTACCGCGTGGCGGCCCGCGGCGTGGCAGGCGGGGTGGACGTCCAGCAGCGGGTGCGCATCGCCAACCGGAAGGGCGAGGTCTACCGCTGGCACTGGTCCTGGGGGCCGCTGGTCGAGTGGCACGCGAGCGTGCAGGTCCGGCCCCGCGTGGTCGTCAGTGAAGCAGTGATCGCCGACCTCGTGGAGGCCGTGCTGGAGCAGCGGAGCGGCAGTCTGCGACTGCGGGCGGCCCTCGAGCGGGCGCTCGGCAGCCAAGCAACCTCGACAGCGAGGATAGCATGAGCGAACGTCACGCCCATCCCCACCGCGCACCGCATGGGCATCAGACCAGCCGTGCCGCGCGCTTCGCGAAGAAGCTGCGGGAGAAGCGCACGCGCCACGGTCGGCGGGCGGTGCGCCTGCGGATGGAGAAGCGCAGCCGCCAGGTGAACTACCAGAAGCGTGGCCAGCGGAGGAAGCGGTGAAACTACCGAAAGGCTGGAAGCGCGTAGACGCGCTGGCACTCACTGATCGTCCTGCGCTCCGACCTGCAGGCAGGGGAGACACCGACACCATGAAGGACACTCCAATCCCCGGCTTGATGCTACGCCGCTGCGGAACGTGTTTGTGGGCGCGCCAAGACCCCGACTATTACTGGCCGGAACTGGAGTGCCGGCGGATGGCAACAGATCGGGGCCGCCCGCGGCACCGTCGGACCATTGCGATGGCGCTAGATGCAGAGAACTACGCAGCGTGGTTGCGGGTTGAACCGAACTTTGGGTGTATTATGTGGCGACTGCGCCCGCGCGCACTGCGGGCCCAGATCAAGCCGGGGGAGACACCGACACCATGAGGACCGAGATGGATACCCTACCACACCTTAGCCAAAGCGCGGCGCTCACCCATCGCTGCCACGCGCCCTGGCAGTTCCAGGTCACTCCCGGCACGGCGGTGGAGATTACCGTAGCGGCCAACGCCTATCTGGCGCACCACCGCAGTTGTCGTGAGTGTGCGCCATCCGGCGCCTACTGCACCTTCAGCGAGTGGTACAACCCTGATCGAGAACGGCTGTGCCCGACGGGCCGCGCACTGTTGCGCGCATGGGAACGCGCAACGTACCCGACGAAGCAGACGAAGCGACAGAATGCGTCCAGCCAGGAGAACGAAGGGGAGGAAGGATGCTGACGTTTCGGGAGAACGGGAGCACGGTGAGCGCCACGATTCAGGGTCGTGATCTGCTCGTGGCGGACATGGGCCTGTTGCTGAGCTTCATTGAACTGTCTGAGCATGAGACCGGCGTCTGCAAGTGGGTCCTGTCTCCTGCGATGCGCGCGGCGCTGCAGCGTGCCGTGACGGGTTACATTCGCTGGATCGTGAAATCGGAAGGTGCCCTGATCCCATGAGCCAGGACCGCTTCGGCTGGGCGGAGCAGGACCGCCAGGGCCACTGGTGGGCGACCTGTCGCGTGGCGGGCACGCGCTACACCTGCGGGCCGTTCGACACCGATGTGCAGGCGCTCGAACGCGCGCGGTCGTGCAGCTCGCCGTGTGAGGCGCCGCGGCGCCGGATGACGGACGCGATCGAGGCGGCGGATCGGGCCGCACGGGAGGCGGTGTGAGAATCGTTCGCGGATCGGACAGCGTAACCGAGATGTTGGCGAGCCGATTGGGTCCGCGCTGGAAGGTTGCCGCCCACCCCAACTACCGGATGGGGTGCCTGCACCTGCGCTCTCCCGAAGGCCGTCTGGGAGCCGTCACCTGGCGCGTCGCCAACGAAGCGGTGAACCAGGGCGGCATCTCCCATCTCGTGAACCAGATCGTGCTGCAAATCGGAAGGCTCCCGTGAGTGTGCCCGATCTGATGGAAACCATTCAGGACCGCTACGGAAACTCGTATGCCGTCCGACCGAGGAATCTTGACGCCCTCCAGCGGGAGGTCACGCTGCGGCTCGGCGGCGTGCGACCAGCCCTACGGATCATCGCGTATTTCGCCGCCCAAGACGGCGAGCTGGGCGAGGAGTCTGTGAAGCGACTGCTCGAAATCAGCCACGAGAAGCGCCCGTGAGCGCCGGGACATCCGACGTGCCCTCGGGTCTGCCCTTCGACTTCAAGCCCAAGGAGTGGCCCGCCGAGCCCCTGCTCGACACCGAAGGGCTGCGCAGTTGGCACGCCTTCGTGGATGACTTCCGGCGCGATGTCTACCCCATCGTCGCGGAGCACGGCATTTCGTTGGGCGAGGCGATCATCACCTTCAAGCTGAACGAGCTGGCGAACATCCTGGCGGACATCCGGGACCTGCTCAGCGAGGAGGAAACGGAGTGAGCAGACAGTCGGACTACAGTGTCAGCCTCGCCCAACGGGGACCACTCGTGCGACTGCGGCCGAAAGGATTCATCGTGTGGCTCAAGGACCTGTCGCCGCAGCGTCGCCGGATACGCCGCTTCATGGAGCGGTATCTGACCGAGAAGGTCGAAGCGGAAATGGACCGGATGTACTTCGGATGACCGGCAAGGGCTCCGAGCGCCGGCCGCAGTTCGTGAGTGACGCCCAGCTCGAAGAGAACTGGGCGCGGACGTTCGGAGCGCCGCCACGGCCCGTCAAGCCTGGGGTGGACCCCGACCTCCTCCGCTTCGCCCAGAAGGCCGTGGGGCCGTTCGGTGCCGAAGCACTCGCCCGTGATCTGAGCGAGACGTTCCCCGACGCGGACCACGACTGCTTCGGCCAGCCAGCGAATCCCCGGTGACGGCGATCGTAGACATCGTTCTGCCCACGTTCAACCAGTGTGCGATGACTGTCGCGTGTTTGCGCTCGCTGGCGGCGCACACCGACCGCGCACTCATTCGGGTGATCTGGGTAGACAACGGGAGCGCCCCAGAGGAGCGGAGCGCGGTGGAGAAGGCGTTCGCCGAGACCGGCCTGCGGCACCTCGCACTGGCGCTCGAAGAGAACACCGGATTCGTGAAGGCGTCGAACGTGGGTATCGCGGCGTCCACCGCGCCGTTCATCCTTTTGTTGAACAACGATACAGAGGTCGTGCCGCACTGGCTGGATCGGATGCTCGACGTGATGCACGAGAAGCCGAAGGTTGGACTCGTCGGCGTGCGCTCGTCCTCGCCTGCCGACCATGCAGCGCGCAGCGAGCAGCCCGGCCCAGGCTACGTCGTGCTCAAAGACAAGAGTATGCTGCCGTTCTTCTGTGTCCTTATCAGGCGTGAAGTCCTGGTGACGGTAGGATATCTCTCGGAAGAGTTCCGCATGGGCTTCGGGGATGACGACGACTACAGCCGACGTGCGCAAGCCGCTGGCTGGCAGCTCGCCCGGCGTCGGGATGTGGAGATCCTGCATCACCACCGCACGACGTTCGACGCCGTCTACGGCGGTCCCGCGGGCTGGGAACCCTACCGGCGCGAGAACGCCGCCCTGTTCTACAAGAAGTACGGCATCACGCCACCGAAGTTGCCGCCGCTGCCCCACGGCCCAGCGGTGCAGGTCGCTCGGCCGCGCACACTGGCGGCCATCGCCACACAGCCCGAGCGGCTCGCCAAGCTGGAGCGGACGCTGCGCTCGCTCCGTCCCCAGGTCACCAAGCTGCACGTGGTCTTGAACGGCTACACGGAGCCGCCCGACATCGTGAAGGAGTTGGGCGACGAGTGGGTCTGTGTGCCGGGGAACGATGACCGAGCGGGCGCGAAGTTCCGCTGGAGCGAGACCTACGGCGGACTCTATCTGACCTGCGACGACGACATCGTCTACCCGCCTGACTACGAGGCGGTGGTGCGCCGGTGGGTGCGGCGCTGGAAAGGCCAGGCGATCGTGACCTTCCACGGTCGCGTGGTGGCCCCGCGGGCGCGGCACGTCAACGAGATCGTCGGACCGGTGGTGGGCTTCTTCCTGCCGCTCAACGAGGGCCGGTGGATCAACTACCCGGGCTCGGGCGTGATGGGGTGGGATACCCGGCTCGGCGTGCCGGCGCACTTCGACTTCCAGTACGACGAGGAGGCGCTGGTTTCCCGGTGGGCACAAGAGCGAGGCATCCCCATCTGGGCGGCGCCGCACCCGAAAGGCTGGATCCTAGACCAGAACAAGCCTGAGGATCCGGCGACGTGGAAGGCGGAGAAGGCCGATGACTGGAAGCGCGCGAACGCCATCGTCGTGCCTTGGGCGCAGGAACACGGCTGGAGGGTCTTCAGTGCGAAGTGAGGCGGCCCGCATCTTCGGCGACATCTATCGGGGCTCGCGGTTCGGCGGCACGGAGTCGGCGTCGGGGCCGGGCTCGAGTGTGGAGCAGACGCGGACGCTGGTGACCCAGCTCCCGATGGTGCTCCGCAGCCTCGGCGTGCGGACGCTGCTCGATCTGCCGTGCGGCGACTTCCACTGGATGCGCACCGTGGACCTCACGGGGATGCAGTACATCGGGGGCGACATCGTGCCAGAGATGATCGCTGCCAACCAGCGGGACTACGGGTGTGAAGGTCGGGTGTTCCGCCACCTGGACCTGCTTACCGATCCGCTCCCTGCGGCCGACCTCCTGCTGTGCCGGGACTGTCTCGTCCACTTCCCCTTCGCTGACGCTCATCGCGCGCTCGCCAACATCAAGCGCAGCTCGATCACCTGGCTCCTGACCACGACCTTCCCCGGCCGTGCGCGGAACGTGGAGGGGGTGATGGGTCGCTGGCGGCCCCTCAACCTCCAGCAACCTCCCTTCTGTTTCCCGATGCCCCAACGAGTCCTCGTGGAGGGCTGCACGGAGAACGGTGGGGCCTACGCCGACAAGGCGCTCGGGCTCTGGCGCGTGGCGGACCTGCCGTGAGCGAACCGCTCGACCTCGCCATCGTGACCTGTGTGCGTGGCTACGGCCGCTATTTGGCCGACTGGGGGGCATCACTCGTCGCCCTCACGCTGCGGCCGGCGATGGTCGGCATCGTGGACGGTGGCGACCCCGAGGACGTGCGAGCGGTCGCCGCCGCGACGACGATGCTCGAAGCGGCGGGACTGCGGGTGCTCACCCGCTCGCTGCCGGGCGAGACGAACCTCGGCGTGCTGCGCAACGCCGCCGTGGCCCTCGCGGACACTGAATGGGTCCAGCATCTCGATGCGGACGACCTCGCCCTGCCGACGATGCTGGAGGATGTGGCTGGAGCGATGGCGGAGGCGGATGTCATCGCCTTGGGCTACCGCAGGATGGGTGATCTCCGAGCCGGGCCGGCGCAGCGGGAGAAGCTCTACAAGTCCACGGCCGGGAAGGCGGCGCTTGAGAACCCCACGCCCTGCTCCGGCGTCTCCCCCTTCCGGCGCGTCTTCTGGGAACGCACCCCCTACCGGCAGGACCAGCGGGGCGGATGGGACACCTCGCTCTGGCGCGACTTCGCGCGGCAGGGAGCACGCTTCGTCGCCACCGCGCGGCCCGGCTTCCTCTACCGCCAGCACGCCGATAGCGTCTTCAACGTGCGCCGACTCGCGAGCGACTTCACCCGCGCGCTCACCGAGTACCAGTTGCAGGCCGCGCAGCGCGGGGATCGTGGGGTGACGGTCATCGTCCCCCGGATGCACGGCGACCAGCCAGAGCGGTCCGTCGCCTGGGGATGGCTCAAGCGGCGGCTCGCAGCGCAGTTCCCCGACTGGCAGCTCGTGGAAGGCTGGACGGGGGCACCGTGGCGCAAGGGCGCGGCGGTCGCCAACGCACTCACGCACGCGAGCGGCCGGACGCTCGTACTCCTTGATGCGGACTGCGCGCTCCCGCCCGAAGCGTTCCTCGAAGCTGTCCGACTGGTCGAGTCCGGGCAGGCGCCGTGGGTGGTGCCGCACACGCTGGTCCGACGCATCAATCAGGAGACGACGGGCGAGCTGCTGGCCGAGGCGCCCACGGTGACGCTCCCGACGCCGACCTTGGGGCTCGCGCGGCCCGCCTACCGCGGCTTCGCGGGCGGTGGCTGCGTCGTGGTCTCAAGGGCCGCCTACCTGGCGACGGGCGGTATCCCGCCGCAGTTCGTCGGCTGGGGCTCGGAAGACGAGTGCCTGGCCCTGGTGCTGGACACGCTGGTCGGGCCGCACCGTCGCCTCAAGTACGGCCTGCTGCACCTGTGGCACCCGGAGCGCAAGCGCGAGCTGGGCGCGATGTCCTTGACGCGCGCCAATCGCGATCTGCTCGCCCGCTACCGGGCTGCGGCAGGGCATCCGAGCCGGATGTGGCAGGTCGTCCAGGGCGAGGTACTGACGGTCGCACCCGACCGGGCGTTCGTGGACCCCGCGCTGATTCGCGCCCACGCAGCGCAACGGGAAGCTCGCGCCATCCAGGCGCACGAACTCCGGCAGCCGGTCATGGGGCCGGAGCCCATCGGTGGCGGCTTCCGGCTGGGGAAGAAGGCGCGGCCCATCTAGCAGCGTGACTTGCCCCCTCTCCGTTTCCCGCATAGGGTAGCGTGAGGCGCGGCGGTCCGACCGAGGAGCGGCATGGCCACATCGCAGGACAACGGACGCGGGCGGCTCTGGGTGCCCAAGAGCGAGATCGCGGCGCTGGTGCGTCCCGACCACAACCCCACCGTCCAGGAATGGCTCGAGCGTCCCAACGTCGGGGCCACGCGCGCGGAGGTCGCGGCCTTCGGCGAGGCGCTGACGCTCCGCATGGTCGCCCCGCTCATCAAGGCCGCGCTGGAGGAGTACGACGCGCGTCGGTGGCACCGTCGGGTGCAGCGGTTCTTCACGAGGTTGTTCCGGCGTCCAACGATCAGCCATCATCCCAAGCCCCTGCCCGTCGATCCCGCCTTCTTGGAAGACGCCAAGGAAGGGCTCGGGCCGAAGCTCGCATGACCATCCCCGTCGGCCTCTTCATCCTGCTGCTGGTGTTCGCCTGGCTCGGGCCGGTCGCGGGCACGCTGGGTATCGGCTTGTGGATCGGGGAACGGGGACGACGAGCTGCGGCCGAACGCCTCTCCGTCTACGGCACACCGGAGACGGGTGGGGCGCGCGCCCCCACGAGCTTCGCCCGCGCGAAGAGCGATGCGGAGCAGGTGCAGGCGGTGGCCGAGAGGGTGTCGCTGGAGACGCGGGATCGGCTGGCGGCCTTCGTGCTGCGCGAAGCGAAAGCTCGGGCAGAGGCAGGCGAGTCGGAGTTCGAGGGCTACACGCTGGAGCGCGCGACCGCGGAGGCGGAACAGATGCTCGGCGAACTCGCGCCGGCCCAGGAGGTCTAGTGAGCACGGTCCAGGACCTCGTCGTCGCGGCGTATGGGTACTCGTCCCGAAATGTTCCAGACGTTCTCGTCACGACGGGCTTCCAGAGCGAGTTGACACATCTCGTCGCGCGACTCCAGCGGGCGCTCTACACCTACGCTGCCACGGTCAACCCGGTCTTCTTCGCGGGCTTCCAGGACGTGGACTTCACGAGTGATCCCGATGGCGAAGTGGCGGGATGGCCACGACCCGCAACGGCGATCACGGTCTTCCGCCAGGAGCACATCGACTCAGCCGGGAACCACACCAAGGTCGTCAAGGTCAACTACGATGACCGCCAGGCCGAGCAGGGCGAGCCCTGCATCTACGCGCTGGGGCAGAAGTACTTCCCGGCCGGCAACCCCTTGGACCCGACGGGCGGTACGCTGCGCTTCTTCTTCAGTCGCGTGCCGACCGATCCCACGAGCTTCACGAGCCCACTGGACAGCCAGTGGCCAGAGACCTACGACACGCTCTTGATCGTGCAGATCGCGGCCTACCTCGCGCAGAAAGACGGACGCACGGACGAGATGCAGGCGCTTCAGGCCGACGAGCAGGCGTGGATGAAGCTCTTCACCGACTTCCTGATGCACCCGGACGCGGACGAGCGGCGGCGCATCGCCGCCGTGCGGCGCACCGTCAGTCCCGTGCTTTCCCCTGTCACGCCAGGCTAGACGATGAGCACGGTTGAGGATCTCACCATTCAGGCGCTGGCGCGGTGCGCGGAGTTCGGCAACGACTACCCGCAGACCCGCTCGGTGCTCTATCGCCGACTCGGCGTGCGCCAGCAGCAGCTCTTCGCCGCAGCGGCGCGCACCAACCCTGAGTACTTCGGTGCCACCGCGATCGGCACCTTGGACAGCGGCGGCAAGATCAGTCTGGCCTCGCTGGGCGACCCCACGGCGACCGTGCCGGTGGAGGCGATGGAACGCATCAGCCGCGTGGAGGTCGCTGCCTCGAGCGGGACGGCGCCCGCGGCCGGCACGGAGATCAACGTCGTGGCCGTGACCGACGCGGAGAGTGCGGCGCTGCCCCCGCGCGTCACGATTCGCGGCGGCACCATCGCCCCGGTCGGCTCGGATCTCACGGGTGTCACCGAGATTCTGGTCTACTACGCGCGCCGGCCGTTCCGCACGAACTACGACGACAAGAACACCGTCATCGAGTTGCCCGAGCCGTTCCAGGATCTGCTCGTCGTGGACCTCGCGCGCTTCACGCTGCGGAAGATGGCGTCGCTCACCAAGGAAGTGCGCCAGGTGGCGCTCGCGGCCTTGGACGCCGAGGAGCAGGAGGCGATGGTCAACTTCCTCGCCACGGTGGGCGCGTTCACCAGCGCGGTCGAGCGCGGCCGATTCGGTCGGACCCAGGTCGCGACCGGCCAATAAGGAGGCGGTGTGTCCATTCTCGCATCCGAGCTGGTCGGCTACAACGCCGCCAGCCAGCCGGTCGATGACACGAGCACCAGCGGCGGGGCCATCGCCCCGAAGAGCCGCACGCTGTTCACGCAGTTCACCGCTGCGGCGGTGCTCACCTTCCAGTCGGACAACGCGGGCGACACCGGCAACGTCGTCATCACGGGCCGGGACACGACGGGGCGCATCGCCTCGGAAACCCTCGCCTTGGATGGCGTGAGCGAAACGCCATCGGTCCACACCTATCTGCGGATCCATTCCGTGCTGATGGCCGCTGACGCCATCGGGACGATCACCGTGCGCCAGGGACTCGCGGGGAGTACGGTGACCACGATTCCGCCCGGCGAGCGGGGCTTCGCCGCCCTGTTCCAGCGCAGCGTCTCCGACCTCACGCAGCAGGTGCGCTACGAGAAGCTGTTCTTCAAGAACGCTACGATCAGCGGGCTCTCGCTCTTCGCCGCCGCCGTGACGCTCGCCGCTGATGCGACCGGGGATTACGCGATCGGGCTCGCTGCGGCCGTCGATGATACGGTCAGCGTCGCCAACCGCATGACCGCGCCCTCGGGCATCAGCTTCGTCGGCCTCAACGATGCGCTACCCGTTCCCGGCGGGGCGTTGGATGCGGGCCACGCCATCGGGGTCTGGGTGCGGCAGACCTTGGCCGCGAATGAGGCGGCGCACAGTGCGGGGGTGACGGCGATCCTCTCCGGGCAGACCGTCTAGGATGAGCGGGCGCACGACCTTCTGGAATCCGGGAGCCTCGCCCATTGCGATGGGGGCGGGCGACGGGCCGCTGGATGTCGGCTACATCCTGTGGGCCACGGGCTACGGCCCCGCCTACAGCGATGACCACCTCGAAACGATGACGCTGACGGACGGCGTGAATCTCCGGGCCACGTTCTACGTCGGGGCCATCCAGACTATCCTGGACCCGAGCAACCCGACGGCGGACACGGGCTGGGCCACAGGCTGGGGGCCGTACAACGGTCTGATCGGCCAGGACCCCGAGGTGGCGGGCGGCTTCTCGCTCCGCCTCGAGCCGATCGACCCCAACGGCGCGCCGCCATCGGGGACGCTCACCTTTGTGGGCCTCAGTATCGTCGTCTCCGGCCTGACGAACATCAACGTCATCCACGACACGTTCCACGGCCCGGACAACCAGCAGCTCGTCTACCACACCCCGGACGAGGCCCCCGACCCGGTGCCGAGCGGGAACATCGTCGGCTGGCACGGCCGCGGCGCCTACGCCAACGTGCTGTACGGCAATGTGCTCACATCGGGCGGCAACGATGGGATCGTCAACTACGGTCGCATCTGGAGCGGCCTCAATGATCTCATGCAGGTGTACGCGGACATCAAGCGGAAAAGCGCCAGCACCGGCATCTACACGGGCGTGATCGCGCGGGCGACGGCCGTCCCGGGCAACAGTGACGGCAGCAGCGGGGCGCATCTCGAGCTGATCCAGTTCTGGCTGGTGTACGCCAGCGCCACCACCGTGCAGCTCGGCTGGCAGCGCCAGCACAACTACGGGGCGGGGTGGATCGCCGATGAGGGCGCAATCCTGACCACGATCTCCTGGGCCTCTGGAGCTTCACGGCGCCTCGTGATGGCCCTAGTCGGCGGGAGCCTCTACCTGTTCGTGGCCGACGCCGGGACGGGGGCCAACGCCTCGCTGGTGGGCGTCGCCACCCCTGCGACCCCGTGGAACGACAGCAGTCATCAGTACGTCGGCCACCTGATGAGCCACTACACGGATGCCATCGAGATGACGGCGTTCGGCTCCCTGCCCCTCGCGGTGGTGGCCGTGAACCCCGGCGATGGGCCGGGGGCGACTATCGAGTCCTTGGGCGTCACCGCCTGGGACGAGCAGCCGGTCAGCGAGAATCTCGCGACCCTCGAAGGCGGCAGCGAGGACGAGATCAGCTTGGAGTCGCTGGCCACCGTGGGCTCGGACCTTGAGGGCTTCGAGGTGCAGTCGGGCGGCGGCGTGGAAGCCGTTGAGGGCTTCGAGGCCGACGCGGAACCCAGGTGGTTCCCAGGGCCGGGAGGGGCTGGGGATTGGAACGCGCCGGCCGCTCCTGCGGGCGGGTGGGCGCCGCCGAGTAAGCCCGGCGGTTCGTGGGGTCCGGCCTGATGGCCCCGCGTCAAGTCGTCCCTCTGCTCTACGGCGCGGGCATGGACCGCGCCACAGGCGTCCACTCGGTTGAGGGCCGGGCGGGGCGCGACCTGCGGAACGTCTACCTCTACCGCGACAAGGCGCAGGTCCGGCACGGGCACACGCGCGTCAACAGTCTGGTGCTGAGCGGCGGTGTCACGATCACCGACGTGCTGATGGTGCAGGCGATGCTCGCCGAGCAGATCGGGTTGGTGGCCGGCTTCGGTAGCGATGGCGAGGTCTACCTGTTCCGGGTGTCTGGGGACGGCAGCGGACTGTCGGTCATCGGTCCGCTGGACGATGGGACAGGACATCCGTTCGTCGTCTCCTCGGGGGCGCACCGTCCGCCGCGCATTCTCGCGGCGGAGCAGTTCAGCAAGATTTTCGTGGCGCACGATGAGGCCGTGCGCAGCTTCCGGGCGCCAACCCAGTACTACAACCCCTACGGGGTGCCGTCCCTCACCACGCCGGTCTTCGATCTGGACGGCGATCCCGCCACGACGGGGCCGCTGCTCTTTCGCGGCGTCGCCGCCTACCTGACCTACATGGTGGGGTGGGGTTACGGCACGGAGACGGATCCGGACGAGGCGCACGTCGTCCGCGTCTCGCATCCCGACGACCCGACCCTCTGGGATGCCGACGACTACTTTGAGGCGGGCACCGGGGGCTCGCCGGTCCTGACCTGCCAACCGGCCGGCACGCCGGACAACTCCTGCCTGATGGTGCTGAAGCCCAAGGAGCTGCACCAAATCTTCGGCTACGACAAGCTAAGCTTCGGCATCCGCCAGATCGAGTCGCGCGGCGTCGCCAGCAGCCGCCTGGCCTACAGCTTGGGCGGGGTCGTCTACTTCTGGGAGTCGGATGAGGGACCGCGGCGCACGAGCGGGGGGCCGTCGGAGGACCTCGCGTGGCCGCTGGACCTCAATGCTCCGGCCCCCGCCGACCTCGCGGCCGAAGGCGCCTTGGAGGACGGCTTCGCCTGCTATCTGCCGAGCCAGCGGTGCATCCTCTTCGTGTTCGGGAAGCGCGTCTACGTCCTGAGTCTCTGGGACCCGAATGCCATCAAGTGGAGCTACAGCGAGCTGCCGTTCGCGGCCCAGTGCGGCGGCAATCTGTTCCAGGGGGGCGAGGTGCCCACCACGCCGCCGACTGCTGAGGCGGGGAATGTGGTACTCAGTGTTATCGACGACACTGGCATCTACGTCGCGTGGGACAACGGCGTGGTGCATCCGCTCACGGGCGGGGAGATTGTCGAACTCTGGCTGCACGCCAAGACCGCCGACACCTGGACGCTGGTGGACGAGATGGCGGCCTCAGGCGCGAGCCAGACGGATCACCTGACGACCATCTTGGCGGGCAAAGCCCAAGTCGATCCTGGCCTCAACTACGAACTCCAGATCCGCTACCGCAGGGGTCCCTACTACCGCGCCGACTACGCGGCCACCGACCCCGCCAGTTGGCCCTCGGGCTCGCTCTCGAACACGGCGCAGACGTGGATCCTGCCCCCAGTCCTGACCAGCGCGACATGGAGCCGGGTGTCCGCCACGGTCGAGCAGGTCGCGCTCGCGTGGACCGGAAGCCTCGTCACGGACTCCATCGTCTATCGGAACGCGGTGGCCATCGCCACGGTGCCAGCGGGGACGATGACCTACGACGATGTGGGCGTGACGGGCGAGACCTCGAATGTCTACACGGTCACCCAGAAGGGCGATGTCGAGAGCAACCCGTCCAACGCGCTCACCGTCTGGGCCGGGCCGAACCCCACGCTCAGCTTCGATTCCTTCGACATCTGCGAGCGCCTGTACAACGCCTACTGGACGACGGACGATAGCATCGACCCCGTGCAGATCGACCTCCAGGACTTCACCCAGGGGCCGACGTGGTATCAGGCCATCCGCACGACCAGCGAGCCGCAAACGGCGCAGCCCGTGGCGGCCGTGAACAGCGGCCCCATCCCGAATCCCGTGAACTACGGCGACACGATCAATGCTCGGATTCGGATCGTGCAAACCGCCTTCGGCGTGGATGACTACTCGCCGGCCGTCGCCAACCCGACACCGCCGGCCGTGCTCTTCAATAACAGCCCATGCGCGTGAAGAAAACGCACTGTCCGCGCGGCCACCCATACTCTGGGAAAAACCTCGTACTGACGAAAACCGGCAGGCGTCTATGTCGCATCTGCCATCGCGCTTCGGTACGGCACCACCGTGAGCTGCACCCTGGTTATGAGACGGCAAAAACCATCGCCCACAGGAACAAGATGAGGGCCTTCGCGGCATCGCTCAAGACGGGCAAGCCCTGTGCCGACTGTGGGATTCAATACCCACCCTACGTAATGCAGTACGATCATGTGCGGGGCAAAAAGGAGTTCGTGATATCTTCTCAGGTCTCTCGGGGACAGGTTTCTATGAGCCGCCTCCTGTCCGAGATTGAGAAGTGTGACCTCGTCTGTGCCAACTGTCACGCGATCAGGACATTCACACGTAGGCGCCCATGTTGACCGGCCTCTTTCTCGGCGAATCGGGCGGTGCCCGCCTGCTGCTGGCCGATCAGGGCGTGGACGATGACGGCAAGCCCGTGCTCGCCCGACTGGAGACGGTGCCTGCGGGTCCTGGGATCGGCGGCGAGGCCATCTTCCCTGGCCTCTTCCTCACGATCACCGGGGATGCCGGGGGCACGGTCGAGATCACGCCCATCATCTCCGGCCAGCAGCCGAACGGCACGGCCTTCGATACCGAGCTGGAGACGCAGGTCATCGAGTTTCCCGCTGCGGCAACGCGCTACAGCATTCCCTACCACTTCGGACTCAGCGTGCCGCTCATCGTTGGGGGCGCGGAGGTGGGCCGCTTCGCGCCGCGAGGAACGTGGTTCCGCACGCGCGTCGTCCTCCGGCAGCACACGCCCGGTGACCTGATCGCCGAAGGGCAAGCCGTGGAGATGACGGTGGTGCGCGAGTCGATTCCGACCAGTCCCCCCACGCCGCCGAGTTCCTGATGCCCTTGGGCCTCGTGCGCCAGACCGCCAAAGGGTTGGTCGCCCCGCTCCTGCCAGGGGCGCCGGGAGCTGATCTCACCGCGCTCGTCCGCACGCTGGACGCCTACACGCTGGAACAGTGGGCGTGGAACCAGCCGGGGAGCCAGGCCCTCAGCTACGGTTACAAGGGCGGCACCATCTTCTCGGGTGCCGCCTACAGCCGCATCGCGGACGGCACCGTTCCCCTAGCCGACAACGCGACCAACTACGTCGAGCGCGACACCGCGGGCGTCGTCACCAGCAACACCGTCGGCTTCAGCGCGACCAAGACGCCGATGGCCGCCGTCGTGACCTCAGGTGGCGCAATTCAGAGCGTGCAGGACAACCGACCCCTCGCCACAGGAGCTGGGGGCGGCGGGGGGGGCATCGGGGGGAGCGGCACGGCAGGCGCCCTCGCGGTCTTCTCGGCACCGACCG